TATTTAAAGGACTTTAACATTTCTTTAAACTATATATTAAAAGCACCAAGCCCCTTTTTAAATGGTTATGGTGTCACTTACATCACACAAGCTAAAGACTTGTGTGTTTTACGTTCCGTCATATAAAAAAGAGTCAGAGGGATATACTCAGAAAGATTTTGATAAAATAAAAGAGTTACTAGAAGTTGATTGTGGTAAGTTTTTAGATGAGATTAAACAAATGTTGAATAAGAAAGAAAATGTAAAGTTTTCATCATTAGTTTATAGGGGATTGAGAGAATATAAATATGATATCCCAGGTTTGGTAACGAAAAAGCCGAGAACCGACAGAACTCCTAAGGATATGTCTAAAAAAGTTTCTGATGATATTGATGATAAATTTATGGATAAATTTGGAAAGAAACTGAGGTCGAGTGGTGTATTTTGTAGTAAGTTGTATGATACCGCATCTAGGTATTCATATGATGGTGATGAGCCTTTTGTATTTTTTCCAATAGGTGATAATTATAAATATTTTTGGAGTGAGAATGTAGTTGATTTATATACTAAGATAAATGCAAATCCTTGGTATTGGTATATTGAAAGTGGTAATGATCAAGGATATTTGGAGGAACTACTTGATACAAACGGAATTTTGAGAGTTGATTTCGTAGATATACCGGAAGAGTATGATAAAATAAAAAAAGAATTACACGACACCTATTATTCTGAATATGATGAGTTTTTGAAAAGTTTCGTAGATGGATATACCGAGGGTACTGTTTTAAGTGAAGTTGGTAAACAGGAGCTAACTTTTGTATGTGATAAATATTATCTTGTCGATGCTGGTATGATACCTTTCCTAATGGAATGGTTAGAAATAGAAACTAAGGAAACTACTGGTGTTAGTAAAAACTGGACTTAGGTGAGTACAGTTCTTATCTTACCAATAACAGTCATTGCAATAATTATAGGATCTGCTTGTGATTCTAATTTAGAATGATAATCTGATACGATATAATTACACTCGAATAACTTATCAACAGATTGATTTTTCTCAATCATAAAATCAACGAATGGTTTTGATAATAAATCAAACATCACACCTACATTACCATCTCCGAAATTATCTGATACGAAATGATAAACATCATTGTAAGACAATCCTTTTTTGAATAGTGTTCTATATAGTTCAATCTTTAACTCATTATTTATATTGACTATTGATGATACATTACCAGTTTCATTAAAATCATCAATCTCAATTAACATTTGTCGAATGTCGGGAAATTGTTTCTTGATGATACCTGCTAATTTACTATCTTCGATAGTTATATTTTCGGTTTCACAAATACTTTTAAATCGTGTGAGTATTCCATTCTTGAGTTCCTTCTCTTCTTCCGTAGAGACATCGAAGTTAATTGATGAGAATCTTGATTTAACACCCTTTGATATTTTATTGTAGTGGTTTGTTGTTATGATGAAACGAACTCTGTGCTTGTATTCTTCAACAAACGCTTTGAAGGCATCCTGGTACAAACTAGAAACTCTTTCGAACTCTTCTAAAAATACGTATTTCAAATCGTCACCAGTATCTAGTATATTTGTGGATTTACAAAACTTTTCTACATCATTCCTTAACACATCAACTGAGGTGTATATAGATGAGTTTATCTCCAGGTAGTTTTTATCTCTCACTAATATACGAGCAAGTGATGTCTTACCAGTACCATAGCTTCCGTAGAATATATAGTTTTTGGATCCACCATTTTTGAAATGTCTTTTTATTCTTTCTGGTAGCACTATATCATCCAATGTTTTTGGACGGTGCTTTTCCCATAATATTAATTCTGTTGTTGACATGTAATAGAGATTTGAATTCTTTTATATATAGTAGTATGATAGGTAAAAAGTTTAATTATCAAGATGTTTTTTTACGAGATTTAACAATTTGCTTGTTAGATACACTCGAAGGAAGAATACAATGGACAAATAGATTCACAAAAGGTGATGTTGAGGTTAAAGTTCCGATATACTACTCATTGACGGGTTCAGAAGATTTCTTATTGGATTCTTTTCAAGATGATGTGGTTTCGAATAATCGATTCGTTGAATTGAATACTGACCAAATTCCTCGTGGTCATTTAACATTGACTAATTGGATTATACGTTCTGATGAATTCAGAAATCCAAATGTTTGGTTGAAGAATGTCGTTGAAGATGGTCTTGAACTTAAGAGAGAACTTAGAAAGGTTAAAGCCGTTCCAATTACAGCAACATTTGACCTAGTTATTTTACTAAAAACCGAAATTGATGTATTCAAATGCTCACAGATTATTATGGATACTATGTGGCTGTATAAGTTTATGTTTTTCGAATATAACTATATGCATATAGATGCTTTTATGCAAATGCCTGATACGAACAATATAGAAATTTCGAGAGATAAGAGTATGAAGAGTGGTGATAATGAAATTAAATTAACAGTTACGATAGAGGTTGTTACCTATTATCCATCATTTGATGATAAACAAGACAAATTACAAGTTAAGCCATTCAGAACAAAATGGTTTAATAATTTAAAGGCTATTAAGACTGATAAATACATAGCCAAGGATCCAAACAGTGGGGATGTTATAAAATAGAAAAAACAGGGTTTTTAATACTAATATATAGTTTATATAAAAAATAAAAATTTAGAATATGAAGAATCTAAAACTTGAGCTTTTCAACTTCAAGAAATCGTTATCTTTTGAGGAATCAGAAGTGTCACATATTGTCGAAGGACATATACATTTTGATGATCACGAGGAATTGACAGTTATACAATCTCTAAATGAGAAATTACAAAAATACTCATATGATAAAGAAGTGACTGCCTTTGTTGAGAGTTTAAACCTAGATGTCGAACAATTTAAACTTATCTATGAATTGAAATCACTTTACCGTATTTTAAACACTAAGAATCAGGGAGAATTGTATAGACAACCAATCAACGTTTTGCTTGAAACTATCAATCTAGAAACAGATGATGATAGAATGTCAAAAATATTGAACGAATTATCAATTTATGATTGGGTTCCGGAAATTAAACTTTTTGTGCATAATCTTACAACAAATCCAGAAGATAGATCGAATCTATTGAGTGGTGGTAAGGCTGAACCAGTTTATACAATTGTTGAGCAAGTTGAGGATGGTCATTTAGCATTTGTTAGAGATTCGTGGTTCATACTTACAGAAGGTGTTATTGAAAAAACATTATTGGAAAATCACGTTAAAGATGAAGCAAGATTCCAAACTTTGAGAATGCTTCAAACGTCAATGGAATATTGTAATATTTCTGAATCAAGAATCGATTTTAGAATTTCCGAATATCTTACAATTGGTCTTGGAGTTTCTAAAAAAGGACTTTATATCAATGAAGATGAGATGAATGATGAGAGTACTCTTGAATCAATTTTTAATTCACCAGTAATTCCTATTATTAATCGTAACTTCTATCCGATGATTGTTGAAGTATCTAAGAACATCGATTCTTTCGTAGAATTGGATGTTGTTAAGAAAGTATCAAACCTTATCAACCCTACATTAGAAGCATACGTTTTCAATTATAAAGAGAATATATTCTTATATAGGTGTGATGAGAGATATGGTCATTCATTTTTCAAATACGAAAGTGCTTTAGAAATAGTCAACGAAGTAAGAAATGAACTTAATTGTGATTTGACATATTTCTTTGAAACAAAACTTGGTAAAGAAGTTATTGTTAAGAGAAAACTCGAAGATAAAGAAAGAGAAGTTACATTGAAATTGGAAAATGTTCAGTTCAACATCTCTAAGGTTAAAGCATCCATACAAATGTTGGGTGAATCAGTTGTACTTAATGAGGCACTTGTTAACCTTGTTAGTCGAGAAGACAAACTTAAAAATGAAGTGGATGCTATCAAAGAACTTCAGTATAACGAAAGAATTAAAAAATAATTATTATTAAACATGAAACATATTAGAAGGTTTGATAGATTCGATATAATACTTGAGAGGAAATCTGTTGAAGAGGCTTCCAACCTATTGGTTGGTCAAATGATACAATATAGATTTAAGGGTGTGGATAAGAGTGTTAAAGTCAGTAAGGTTACTGATTTAAGAATTTCGGAAAATTTAATAACTATAGATGTTGATGTTACTGAGGGTGTTATAACTATACGGATAGTAAACCCAGCTGGGTCCGATCCAGAGATTGAAATAACAAATGGTGGTACATTATTAGATAACACTATTTCTTGGTTTAAGTCATATGCTAACATAGTAATGAAAAAATAATTTTTAAAAATTAGAACGAACCACCATATTGTTAATATATAACAATATGGTGGTTCGTAATATTATTAGTTTAGAAACAAAGGGTTGTCGTAAAAAGGCATATTATAAATCAATTGGATATGACATTTCAGGTGATTTCATTGATATAAAAATAGAACACATAACACCTGGGTCAAGACATCTAATAGATGTTCAGTGTGATTATTGTGAGAGTGTATCCAATATAACCTGTAAAGAGTATTTCCGTAATATATCACTTGGTGGTAAATATTCATGTTCTAAGAAATGTGGATCAGAGAAGGCTAAGGAGAGTAATGTAGATAAATATGGTGTTGAGTATCCAATGATGTTGGATGAGGTACAAGGAAAGGCCAAGAAAACGAATTTGGAGAGATATGGTGTTGAGTTCTTACAACAATCTACTGAAATGAAGGAAAGGTCCAAGAAAACCCTTATGAGTAAATATGGTGTTGATCACATATCCAAATCAAAGATGTTTGGGGATAAATTCCGAAAAACTTGTATGGATAATCATGGTGTTGAATATCCAATGCAGTCAATTGATATACGTGAAAAGAGTAAGGTAACATTATTGAATAATTATGGTGTTGATAACCCATCTAAATCGGATGTTATAAGGGATAGTGTTGTGAAAACTAATTTGGAGAGATATGGTGGTCATTATATGAAAACCGATGATGGGAAGGAACACCACATAAATTTGATGATGTCAAAGTATGGTGTTGATAATATATCCAAATTAGAAAACACAAAGGATAAAATTAAGAAAACGAATTTGGAGAGATATGGATATATCTACACTATGCAGAATAGTGATGTTAAAGAAAAGTCGAGAGAAACATGTATATTAAAGTATGGTGTTGATAACCCATCTAAATCACCTGGTGTGAGAGATAAAGTTAAGAAAACAAATTTAAATAGATATGGTTCAGAACATTTTATGTCCTCAGATACCTTTCGTGATATTTCGAAGTCTACTATGTTGGATAAATATGGAGATGTTAGTCCAACAATATCCGAATCACTTAGGATATCAAATTATAAAATGTGTAAAGATGTGGATTACCTATATTATGTTGGATATTCTACATCAGTTTTTAAATGTGTTTCTGGTCACGATTTTGAAATAAAAACTGATAATTATCACACAAGAAATAAGGCGGGTGTACCATTATGTACCATCTGTAACCCGATAGGTAATTCATCTTCAATAAAGGAGAAGGAGTTATGTGATTATGTGAGTTCAGTTTATTCCGGTGAAGTTATTCAATCATATCGTGATGGTTTAGAAATAGATATTTACCTACCGGAACTTAAAATAGGTTTTGAGTTTAACGGATTATACTGGCATTCCGAGGAATATAAAAACAAGAATTATCATTTAAATAAAACTAATCATTTTAAGGAAAGAGGAATTCGTATAATACATATATGGGAAGATGATTGGATACTGAAACGTGATATTATAGAGAGTCAGATATCTAATTTGGTGGGACTAGTTAAAAACCGTGTATACGCTAGAAAATGTGAAGTTGTTATTCTAGACAATTGTTCTGATTTCTTAAATGTGAATCATGTACAGGGTAAGGATAGAAGTGTTGTTAAGATGGGTTTGTTGTATAATTCAGAGTTGGTGTCAGTTATGACATTTAATAAATTAGAAGGTCGTAAGAAGTTACCTAATGGTGAGTGGAATTTGTCAAGGTTTTGTAATCTATTGAACCACTCAGTAGTTGGTGGATCATCTAAACTATTATCACATTTTATAAAGTATAATGAGGTATCTCGTGTTGTTAGTTACGCTGATGCTGATTGGTCTGTTGGGAATTTATATTTAATCTTGGGATTTTTGAATATTCTCGAATCTAAACCAGATTATAAATATGTTGTGTGTGGTGTTAGGAGACATAAACAGAATTATAAGAAGAAGAATCTTGGTATACAGGGTCAGTCAATAACTGAGAAACAACACATGGCATCTCTTGGATATTATCGGATATGGGATTGTGGTAAAATAAAATTTGAGAAAATAATAAACCTTTGAAGAATACAGTACTATAACATGAAAGCATTGAGTAATCCGAGAGGAGCAAAAATACATGCTGAATTTATGCACATAGATAATAAAGAATTATATTACGAGATAATAGTATCAAAGGCGATTGGTAAACTGACTAGGAAATCTAGTAAAATGTTGGAGATTCTGGGAACAGAAGCAATAAAGAAAATGAATAAAAGGTTTTTTTATAAGGATGATAAATTGGATTGTCTTCAATTAGGACTTTTGAAGATGTACCAGAATTGGTATAATTTCAATGAGGATAAATCAGAGAATGCCTTTGCGTACTTCACCGAGATTTTCAAGAGAGCATTAACCGAGCAGTTCAACGAACTTTATAAGAAAAAAGGTGATCCAGATAACAATATAAAGTTGATATCTATACAGGGATCTAATGATGGTCAAGGATTACACTCGATTTAACTTTCTGATTTAATATATACTCAATGAAGTACATTTTAGAGTATGGTATGTATGAAAAATCTGAGAGAAGAAGCATTCCTATAAACGAAGAACGGTTTGTGGAACTATTTGAGAGAAATTGTAAAAATTTCAGATTCGAAAATACTCAGCTGTATAGAGGTCTTCGTATCGGTGAAGATACTGATTTCTTTTATATAGATCCTACTATACGTGAAAGGGCTCTAGTGGACATGCGAGAAAGATGATTAAGGATACTGAATACAATACTAAGTTGAGAGATGATGCGGATTTCAAACATTTACCCGATAGAAGTAAATCTTTAATTGGATCAACCCACCCAAAGCTTGCTATGATTACAGTTGGTTATTTGGATGGACCGATAGAAGCTGATAAGACATTTATAATTATACCATTTGATAACGTAGAGATAGCTGTTTCTCCTATATTAGATTTACAGGCATTGGATAAACAGAGCGAACTTTTCATAAAGTCAAAATTCCTGTTAAAGAAATATACTAAAAATTTCAATATATCGAGAACACCTAAAGAACACACAACAATAGATTCTAACGAGATTTGGACAGAGGGTGAGTGTCTTCTAGTTAGATATTCTTCTTTGGATCGTTTAAAAGAATTAGTAAAAAACCGTTCAGTCTAATATATCATTTAGTATATCATTTCGGTGTTTTTCAATCGGTTTAAAGTAATGTTTGAATGTGTGTTACTGTAACACTAAACTCCCGAATTCCTCACTTAATAAAGTGTAATCTCCGTAGAACAATCTATAAGATAAGATGGTTCCTTTACGTATTAGTATTGTATCATCCTCCATAATATTCGGCCAATATATGAAATCTATCAATGTTATTACTTTATTCATACAACTTCTATAAACATTTGTATAATATGTTTATAGAAGGTGTATGAATAAAGTCGCATTAATTACCGGTATTACCGGTCAGGACGGAAGTTACCTAAGTGAACTACTACTAGAGAAGGGATATGTTGTACATGGTATTAAAAGAAGAAGTTCTTCCTTCAATACTGAACGCATAGACCACATTTATGATGATGAGAAATATAAAGATAAATTCTTCTTACATTATGGTGATTTAACAGATTCAACCAACATAATAAGAATTGTACAAGAGGTTCAACCTGATGAGATATACAATTTGGGAGCTCAATCACATGTGATGGTTTCTTTTGAAACACCAGAATATACGGCTAATTCGGATGCAATTGGTCCTTTGAGAATACTCGAAGCTATTAAAATTCTGAAATTAGAGGAAAAGACGAAATTTTACCAAGCATCTACCTCTGAGATGTTCGGATTAGTACAGGAAGTTCCACAAACAGAAACAACACCATTCTATCCAAGAAGTCCTTATGGATGTGCTAAGTTATACGCACATTGGATAACAGTAAATTATAGAGAGTCTTATGGTATGTTTGCTTGTTCTGGTATTCTATTCAATCACGAGAGTCCAGTTAGAGGAGAAACATTCGTAACTCGTAAAATAACTCAGGCAGTTGCTAAAATAAAGCTTGGTTTACAGGATAAGTTGTATATTGGTAATCTTGATGCTGAAAGGGATTGGGGACATGCCAAGGATTATGTCCGTGGTATGTGGATGATGTTACAACAAGATAAACCTGGTGATTATGTTTTATCAACTGGTAAAAAGATTTCGGTTCGTACATTCTGTGAAATGTCATTTCGTGAAATTGGAGTTGAGATTAACTGGGTTGGTGAGGGTGTTCATGAGGTTGGTGTTGATTCAGAAACACAAATGGTCTTGGTTGAAATTAACTCTAAATATTTCAGACCAACTGAAGTATGTGAGTTATTAGGTGATTCTACAAAAGCTCGTGATGAACTTGGTTGGGAACCTGAGTGTAGTGTTGTGCAATTGTGTAGTGAGATGGTTAAATATGATATAAATAAATTATCTAGAGTATAAATGACAGTTATTAAACCTTATTCTAAAATCTTAGTATGTGGTGGTAATGGAATGGTTGGATTATCCATAATCAGAGAACTCAAATCAAGAGGATATAACAATATCATATCACCGACTAGTACAGAACTAGATATGACAAGTCAATTTGGAGTAGATGGTTTCTTCAAGGAGCACAAACCAGTTTTCGTATTTATGGCAGCTGCAAAGGTTGGTGGTATACAGGCTAATAATACACAGAAGGGTGAATTTATGTACAAAAATCTGATGATTCAGACTAACATAATACACTCATCTTATGTTTATGGTGTTGAGAAATTATTATTTCTGGGTTCATCTTGTATTTATCCAAGAATGAGTCAACAACCAATCAAAGAAGAGTATTTAATGACCGGTGAATTAGAACCGACTAATGATTCTTACGCCTTATCAAAATTATCGGGTATTAAGATGTGTCAGTCGTATAATGAACAGTATGGAACAAACTTCATATCTGTCATACCAACTAATTTATATGGTCCAAATGATAATTTCGATTTGAATTCTTCACATGTATTACCAGCTTTGATACGTAAAGTACACGAGGCTAAAGAAAAAAATGATAACAATGTTGTTGTTTGGGGTTCGGGTAATCCAAAAAGAGAATTTCTGTATGTTGACGATTTGGCCGAGGCTTGTATAGACTTATTTGAGAATTATAGTGGTAATGACGTAATTAACATAGGTACCGGTGAAGATATATCGATAAAAGATCTTGTATATCTTATACAGTATGTTGTTGGTTATACTTGTAACGTAGAATTCGATTCAAGTAAGCCAGATGGTACTCCGCGTAAATTACTGGATGTATCAAGAGCTACCGAACTTGGTTGGACGTATAAGACTTCACTAAGAGATGGTATAGATAAAGCGTATAAACATTTTTTAGAGAATGAATAAATGTTATTTACAGAGGTGGGAATCCTCGGTTAGAAATTCTGGTGTGTATCCAGGTGGATGCTCACTACACACCACACCAAATGAACATTCTTCGTATGTTAATGGCATATACTCACCAAGAGGTGAGAAAGTCCCTGAGGAGTACGAGAAAACGTCTGGACGGCCTATTATATGCTACATCAATGATAAGTTATATGAACTAGTACAATCTACGGGTAGTTTATTTGTACATGAGAGTGGTCTTTCGAATATGGTTGATATGTGTGATATCAGTTTCCGTTTTTAATTGAACTTCTTACTTTTTAAGTGCATCTCTGTTATAACGATGAACCTAAATCCTTTCTTATCACAGTATTTTATCATAGCTTTCCATTTAACTGAATTCTTTTGTCCTTGTTTGAGTCTATATTCTAGGTTTTTTAGTTTCTTGGGTGTAGACTTTTGTGGTATTTCGAATAATTTTTTCTCAAATAGTATCACATCTTCGTATTCTTTTTGAGGTTTAACTTCGCATATAACTTTACTTATCTGACCACTTGTTTTTTCCAATTCGTAGTAGAAGTCTGGGTAGTATGTGTGGTTTTTGAGATTTATATCCCCACCCTTTTCGTAGTGTGTCATTTGATAAGGTACTTTCATACACTCACCACACCATCGTTTTATTTCCTTTTTCGAATCCAACCAAACCATTAGTTTGTATTCTAGTCCTGATCTATAATATATCCCACCTTCCGAATTTAGTTTTATAACCTTGTCTTTGTTATTTGGTATGAAATTCCCTTGGTGGTACTTGCTGTTATTGGGTTTTGAGTTTATCATATTTTATATATAACTGTATGGGACCTCTCATGGATAGATTAAAATTAAGTCAGAAAGTTTTTGGGACGGATATAGTTGATTACTATAAGAAGAATACTCAGTATATGTATAACTTGTATAAAGAGTCGAGTAAAGAATGTGAATCGATTAACAAAGAAGATATACAAGTTGGTGGATTCTACCATCTTGTGTATAGAGATGATTCAAACTGGATGAGGTATTCACCTATATTTTGTTGTGATTATAGGAGAATGGATAATATGATAATCATAATGGGTGTGAATTTTAACTTCATACCACTCGAATTAAGACCCAAAATTTTCGATCCTTTTATAAGGGAAGAGGATTTTGATAAGAATACACTACTCGATGTCGATTTTAAGGGTATGTATACTGAATTATTGAAGATTGGGTTCGAATACTCCATTCAGGAGTATAATGTAGCTCAGATAGACATTATACACAGAATAGGACTTGAAATATTACCAAGGTTCATGTATTCATCATTCCCGAAGAACAAATATGATCCAAATAAGCTTATGGCTACATGGGAAAAGAAACTAGAAACAAAGGCCCAAAGGCATAAAGAAATAATACAATCTGTACTTAGTGATTTCTATGATGTTGAGAATGAAATGAATGAGAAGTATGATGCTTTATCAGGACACATAACTCGATTACAGAAGAGTTATACAAAATATGGAAGACCATGATGAAAAATATAGAAAAAGGGAGAAACATAATCTAATATATACAAACAATGAAAGCTAAAGAAGTAATGGATAAATATAGCATAACCCGGAGAACATTACATAATTGGGTTAAGAAGGGTTTGATTGATTTCGAAAAAACACCTTCCGGTAGGTATATATACCTAGATAAAAAAGATAATGATAATGAAAGAGTGTAGTAAATGTAATATAGAAAGAGATATTAGTATGTTCTATAAGGATAAATACTCACCTGATGGACATCGGACGAATTGTAAAGAATGCTCAAAGAAATATCGTGAAGAATCGAAAGAACTAAGTAAAGCTTATAGGGAGAGGAATAAAGAATCTCACCAAAAAAGAAATAGTGAATATCAAAAAATGAATAAAGAAATAATTTCCATTAAGAAAAGGGAATACTATTTAAAGAATAAAGAATCAATACTTGATAAACGTAAACAATATTATGAAGATAATCGTGAAACTAAAATGAAATATCAGAGGGATTATCAACAAAATAATAAAGAGAAGAGAAATAAATACCTTCAGGAAAGAAGGGAAAGTGATCCACTTTTCAAATTAACTACTAATGTTCGAAACCTTATTAATAATTCGTTCTATGAAAACGGATATACTAAGAGTTCGAGAACACAGGAAATACTTGGATGTTCATATAGTGAATTTAAAAAGTATCTCGAATATAAATTTGAGTATTGGATGGATTGGGGTAATCGTGGTATCTATGATGGTGAATTGTGTTCTGGTTGGGATATTGACCATATAACACCATTATCGATTTGTGAGAATGTGGAAGAACTATTGAAGTTAAACCACTACACGAACCTACAACCATTGTGTAGTAAAACAAACAGAGATATAAAGAAAAATAATTTAATATACTAATATGTCAAGTTACAATCCAAATAATAATCAACAAGAATTTTCATATGTCAATTCGGCAGTAGAAAATAGAGGACTCTTTTCGAGAATTCTTAGAAACCTTTCTAGTTGGGGTATGAACTACGATGATATGATCATGCGTAACCAGGTAGGTGTCGGTATTAATGAAGATCCGTACTCAACTGAGGGAAATTCGATGTATGATTTCTTTAGTCGTAAAGCGGTTGCATCTGTATTGGCTCGTAAATCTATTCCTTATTTGGATAGATCATACTCGGACAAAAGAAGAATACTGAGAGAATATTCTATAAAGGATGAAATTAGAGATTTTATCTCGTCTATTGCTGATGAGGCAATTGTTTATTCCGAACAAGATTTCTGTAAAGCTTCTTTGATATCAAATGATTATCCACAAGAAGTTAGAGATAAGTATTTGGAATATTTTCAAAAGATTTATTCTCGTTATGGTTTTGCCGATTCTATATCAGCATGGAACTTAATGAAAGATTTCTTGATTGATGGATATATAGCTATGGAGATTGTTTGGGATGATAAAAAGAAGAACATTGTTCACTTTAATCGTATGTCACCAGAAACATTAGTACCGGCATATGAGCCTAATATTGGTCACCTTTGGATTCAGTTCCCGGAAGACCCACAATTGAGAAGAATTTTACTTGATTCACAGATTATATTTATATCATATTCAACACAAAATGATTATTCTGAGACATCTTATGTTGAGGGGTTGATAAAACCATATAACCAATTGAAGATTATAGAACAGACAAAAATAATGTTCAACATGATAAACTCTACACTTTATCAGAAATTTATCATACCAACAAAAGGACTTGGCCGACAAAGAGCCGAGGAACAAATTGGTCAATTGATACAAGATTATTCAGAGGAAGTTGAATGGGATGATACTATGGGTACATTACAAATAAATGGTCATAAACACTTACCATATAATAAACAGTTCTGGTTCCCTGAGGGTGATGCTGGGATGCCTAGTATGGAAATTGTTTCGCCAGAAGGACATAACTTGAATGAGGATGATATTCTGAAATGGTTCTTCAATATATTGAAAAGAGCTTCTAAGATTCCATTGTTGCGATTTCAAGATGATAATGGTGGTGGTAATGTATTTACGGATGCTGCTGAGATAACAAGAGATGAGGCTAAATTCAGTAGCTTCATACAGAGATTGAGAGCCATATTCAAAGAATTGATAGTTAAGCCTTTGAAGTTACAGATGTTAGTTGAGTTTCCGGAATTAAAAGAAGATGAGAAATTACTTAATCAAATTGATATTGACTTTATTTCTAATCAACTATTCGAAGAGTGGAAGAAATTAGGTAATCTTGCTAAGAAAGCTGAGATTTTACAAACAATGGCTGGCGTAGTTAAATCGGATGGTAATCCTTATTTCCACATCGAGTACCTTGTTGATCATATTCTTAAATTATCACCCGAAGACAAGCAAGAAAACCAAAGATATTGGTTACGTGATCCGGATGGTGCTGGTAGTGCTGAGGGTATGGAAGGAGAAGGTGGTGCTGGTGGCGGAGACGGAGGTGATTTCGGTGGAGATGCTGGTGGCGGAGACGGAGGTGATTTCGGTGGAGATGCTGGTGGTGGAGATGCTGGTGGTGGAGATGCTGGTGGTGAAGATGCTGGTGGTGGAGATGCTGGTGGGGATGAATTTGAATTCTAAATTACTTCAAGACAAACCCAGTAATCTAATCCGATGAATATATAGGATATATTTTTAATTGTTCTATTGATTCTTTAACTTCCTCATATATTTTGGGATTAGATATCTCATAATTAAGTTCTATCTCATCCACGTACAGATTATCATCAACAATAAATGTTATATCAGTTATTATAAAGATTGCATCCACAATATAACCTGTTGTGTGTTCACTAGAATTATTTAAATATATTGATATCCTTGGGTTCATCTCACTTATAAATAGTGTTGATTTAATACCCATTATTGAGTTTAATTTTAAACTACGGAGACAGGATTTATAGGAAGCGTACGTATCAAGCATTCTTTCGAATTCCCGAATATGATTATTTATTTCTATTTTTGTTATCACATTATTATATTCAGTAAAGCCTTTAATTTATGCATTTCCTCTGGTGATAGATTTACTGGATCATCAATCTCATCAATTGTTTCTTTCGAATTATATAGGCCATTTTTATTAAAAGTTTCATATATCTCCTGTGTATTTAAATTAACTGTGTTATCTACAATCTCGATTGAGTTAGCTTTTAGTAAGTACTCTTCGAATTCCTCAACTTCTTCTTCTGTGAAGTCATTGAGTATTGAAACCACATTCCATTTTAGTTTATCCTTGTTTTTACGGATGAACTCAATAGGTAGTGGTGTTGTTGATATTACATTCCACAAATCTTTGCTCTCGATGATATCTATGTATTTAGATAAATCTAACTGATCGGTTGATGTTAAATAAACAATCATTTTTTCCCAATTTATATAGTCATTATATGAATTTACAAATGACTTATCTAGTGATGAATAAATCGTCATTGATAAATTACTTATGTCTTCTAATGACATAAATTCTTCTTTGATGAACCATTCGATTAAATTCTGACTTATCTTAATTCCTGATGATATTGCCGTAAATACTTGTGTTTCGGTCAGTACATCTTGACACCTCATTATAAATTCATCCTCTGTGACAAAGTATCTAAGGAAGTCATATAGACCATGTGATTTTAATAAATCAACTGCTTGTTCTTCTGTGATAGCTAATTCTTCGTCTGTCATTCCAGTCGATTTAGTTATTCTTAATTTTCTTACTTTTCTCATTTCTTCTTTTGTTCTTTTGTTCTATAGTAATTGTTCTCTTATCAAATATTTTTTTATTTTGTAAAGGATACTCAACTCCAAAATTATCTTTTAGAGTTGTTATTCTTTTCTTTTCGGAACATTTTCTACAGTAATAATATCCCCATAGATTGTCGTATTTAACGTAATTCTTAAATATTACATCTTTCTTGAGTCCACAACCATCACACTCACACTTTATTTTCTGGTGTGATCCTCTGGATAATAACTCAACGGGTATTTGTATTTTCTCACCAATGAATATATCATATCCCATATCATCAAAGTATTGATAATTAGACTGACTAATTTTTATTTCTATTTCTCTGGTCAATATCATAAATAACCGGTGGTATTTTATGTATATATCGAAATATTGTTGTCCCGTGTATATGAAGAAGTATATAATCTCAATCATTATACGAATTTACAACCAATGTGGGTAATTGATAATCTTAAGAAGGGTAATAGATATGAATCTTAATATCCCGAAAATATATCCATGATAACCGTCAATCTCTTGGTTATTTCTGGAAGTCCAAGTGGTTGAATAATACTATTTATGGGTCTAAGAATACATTTGTAAAATTGTGTATCATAATCAATCTCAGGAGCAAGTTCCATAGGAAACGAACCTCTCTGAAAGGCAAAGACTGGTGATATCCTAGTATCTTTACAGTAGAAGTATTTTATCTTAACACCAGACTTCAAGAATTCATACTTAGATTGTAAATCTTTACGATTATGAAGAAGATGATTGTGATAGGCAGCAGCCTTGACGGCAAAGTGAGCTCCACTAACAAATACTAACCTATCTTTCTCCTCTAAGACTTTCTCTTCATATTTATTAACTGATGTCTGCATAGAAATTGAATCCATATCAGAAAGCTCAAACTCTCTTCTCAAATCCTTAACTTGTTTCAATAGGTTTTTGATATTGAAATCATCAGGGTGAGCAAATATGTACTTGATAATATCTACAATTTTCTCACGAGCAAACAATGGTGTTGATGATCTTACGAGTTCAACACCTTTTGGGAATATATAATCGAGTCTTTCATAATCAATCCCATCTTCATGTAATATATGTTGGATATATTTCTTCTTAGCTATATTAACAATCGATTCGGATATTCTCTCTAACTCGAAATCTTCTTTATTAGTAACCCCATATTCACCAGCGTATGTATCAAGACAATCTTTGAAATATTTAGCATATCTAAAATGGTCAAATCCTTGTATAAAGTCTAACTCACATGACCAGTTCCAGTATATTTTATTTGATATTTCTGGTAGTATCTTACTATTAAAGGTTCTATCTTTTACAAAAGCTCCATCAACAACAATTCTATCGTAACCATTTCCAATCTCTTCTAATATTGGTAATATATCAAATTTACCAAAATTTTCTAAATCTTCGATGTATATCGACTTAACATTAGGGTTATTTAATTTTGTTTCTTGTCTATGTTCTAATATAAGAACTTTGCTAGTCATTCCTTCCAATCGTTCTTTATCTAGGAAGTTATTTTTCCACTGACATTTATTCATAACTGGTTCGAATGAAACGAATAGTGAATCTGTATCAGCATATATAGATACGTTCTCATCTTTTGATATTGTTTTGATTTCTTTCAAACCCATTATTTTATGTAGTTCGAAGTCTAGATGCCATAAATTGCTCCAGTATTCGACATTATCTGTATCCATCCTCTTAGTTAATTCTCGACCCTGTGCTGTTATACTACCTGCTACGTGCTCATTGAACAGTATAAAGTAGGGAGTCGCGAGCGCTCCGTAGCTGCCGTTCAGTACTAACTTTAGTGCGAGTTGTAAACTATTATAATAGTCAACTTCGGCTTTGAGTTTGGATGCTTTTTCTTTTAGTATTTGTAATTTATTTATTTTCTCCGCTTTTGTCATAGTTCTTTTATGGTATTTTTATAAAAAGGTTTGATAAGTATATTAGTTGCAGTGTGTTGTGATAATTTATATATAGATAATGTCTGATTATTATGTTTATGTTTATATGAATCCGTTTGTGTGTTGTAATAGAACATTTGGTAACATTTCATATATGTATGAGCCCTTTTATATAGGTAAGGGAAAGGATAGTAGATACATCTCACACCTCAGAAATTATAAACTAAAAAAGAATGATAGTTTCTTATCTAGAAAGATAAATAAGATATTAAAGAATGGGTGTAGTCCATATATTACTAAGTTGTATGAGAATCTGACCGAGAAAGAGGCTCATTCTATTGAGATTGAGTTGATAGATATTATTGGTCGAAGGTGTGTTGGTAAGGGATCATTGGTTAATATAACCTGTGGTGGTGAGGGTATTTCGGGATTTAAGCATAGTGATGAGACTCGTGAGAAGATGTCGTTGAAGGGTGAAAAACATCCAAATTGGGGCAAACCACGTAGTAAGGAAACAAGAAATAAAATATCTAAAGCTCTAACATTGAATAATCCAATGCATAACCCATTGGTGGTTGAGAAGGTTCGTTTACAGAATTTGGGTAAAACACCATGGAATAAGGGATTGTCAGCTAGTGATGTTTCTAAGAAGAGGATGAGTGAGAGTAAGCAAAAGTATGTAAATATACGAGGTGTGTCTAAAAAAACTGATGAGGAATTTACTTTTGGTAATACCAATGAGGTCATGTATTTCCTATCCAGAACACATAGAATGGTTATGATTTATTTCGATAGGGGTGAATCGAAAGATTATTGGTGGTCATTTGATAAACTCAGGTAAGCGTCAGCTAATAGAGTCTGAGTTTTTGTTATGAGTGTAGTAGTCCTATAAACAATCCACCTTTTAATTTTACGGTATTTTAAGGCGATATATACTACATAAAAATAAATCGCTGAAATACATGAAACCAGTATTAATTGTAGAAAACTCGACTAACTCTCTAAAGAGGTTAAATGAATCAGTTGCACAGATGAAGGATCAGTACCTATTGAGTGGTATTTTTACGGAGTTTGGTGTTAAGAACAGAAATGACCGTGTTTACACGGCTGAGAAGTTCCTTCCAGCATTGAAAGAATTAACTGAAAGAATTGAGACACTTGGTGTTGTTTATGGTGAGTTTGATCATCCAGATGTTTTTGATACATCTTTATCGAGATCATCACACACTATACAATCTACTAAGTATTTATCAGAGCAAAATCGAGTAGAGGGTGAGATTAGATTACTTTCTACTTATTGGGGTAAAGAAGCAAAAGCACTTGTCAATGATGGGTGTCCTATTTTCGTTTCATCTCGTGCTGCTGGTGTAACAGAGTCTGATGGCTCAGTAGCTTTGAAAAAATTATTCACATATGATATCGTTGCCGATCCTGGATTTGGATCAGCTAAAATGCACGTTAAGCCTCTCAATGAGAGTCTTGGGTATGCCGCTGATACTAACTTTAGAATCTATGAGATGTCGGATGAATCAAAAATAAATGACCTATTTAACATGAATCAAAATGATCTCGTAACAAAAACACAATTATCGGAATACTCTAAGTATCTTATTACTGAGTTAGCTTCTACTAAAAAAGAAGTTAAGACGGCACTTACTAAGGGTAACTTAACACCGAAAAAACTAGAACAACTTCTAGAATACTATGACGAACTTAATGTTACGAATGGTAAAATGACTAAATATCTTGATTACTTGGCTGAAAAGATTCAATTAGTTGTGTCAGAAAACAAAACACTTATCGAAAGAACAGATAAAATAATTGAACACAATGATTACTTAGCTGAAAATCTAGAAAAGTCTATTAACTACTCTGAGTATATCGCTGAGAAGTTAGACAAGAATATCGATTACTCTGAGTATATCGCTGAGAACTTAGATAAGTCAATCTCTTACGGAGAATATATCGCTGAGAACTTGGACAAGTCAATCTCTTACGGAGAATATCTTGCTGAGAACTTAGATAAGAACATCGCATACTCTGAGTACATCGCTGAGAACTTAGATAAGAACATCGCATACTCTGAGTACATCGCTGAGAACTTAGATAAGAACATCTCTTACGGAGAATATCTTGCTGAGAACTTGGACGATTCAATTGCATACTCTGAATATTTATCAGAGCATGTTGAGGGTAACATTGCATACTCTGAGTACATCGCTGAAAACCTTGATGATAACATTGCATACTCTGAGTATGTTGCTGAGTCTGTTGATAAGTCAATTGACTATCAAAAGACTATCGTTAATAAGTTGAATGAAGGACTAGTAACTGAAAATGTTGATGGATCAACAAGAAGTATGTTCCCATCACCGGAACAAGCTGGGTTCGTATCGGTTGAGGAAGAAGAAGAAGAAGAAGTTGGTGGTGACGGATCAGATGAAAATATTCCATCTGCTGATGAAACACCTAAAGTTGAAGAAGAAGAAGAAAAAACTTGCGACACTGATAAAAAAGACGAAAAAGACGACGAAGAAGAAGAAGAATCATCTGAGATTTCAGGAGATTCTGACACTGAACTTTCGAAAAGTATAGATAAATTGATTGGAGAAGCTAAGAAACGAAAAGTTTCTGAAACATCCGATTTACATTTCTTAAAATTCTTGAACAAATCACAGGTAGATAGTTTCTACGACCTTGTAAATGAGGAACAAGAAACTGTTAAACTTTATATAAACGAAAAAAGTTTCTTCACATCATATGATGTATTGAAGTTAATCTCTGAAGCGTTAAGTACTAAAAACGAGACTCTTGAAACGAGAGTTATCCGATTGATGCCCGAAAACATTAAGCCAATCTGGAACCAATTGAACGAGAGTTCTAGAAAGTCTGTTCTTTCACAAGCCAGACTTTACCCTGACGAAGTATTGAAAACTGAATCTCAGTTAGAACACTTCTGGAGAACTAGAAATCTCAAAACAAATGAATCTGTAACTAAAAAACTAGTTTCACACGAAGCACTTATCCAAGAGGATAGACTGAGTGAGAATGAAATGGGTTCTATTATGGAACGATTCAAAAACCTTTAATCTGTAGGTCAAATAGATAAAAAAACAAATTTTAAAAAATTATGTCACACATTAGAATAGACAAAAATAAAGCTGTCAAGAAATGGGGTCCAGTATTGGAAAACATGGGAGTTACTAATGAGGAAAGAGTTGATTGGTTATCAGAATATGCTGAATTTCACTCAATTAATGAGAACGCATACGTAAATGCTACAACAGCAGGTATGGGTCCCATCAATTCTCCTCAACCAGGTACACTTCCAGGACTTCTTGGTGGTGGAGCCGGATTTGGTGGTCAATCACAACCAGGCGAATTGCGTATAGGATCAGGTGATCTTGGTCAAAACTTGCTACCAGTAGCAATGAAAATCGCAGCACAAACAATAGGTTTAGACCTAGTAGCTGTAAAACCTACTCCGGGTCCAAAAATCGACCTTCTTTATATTGATTTTCAATATGATGATTTGAGAGATGTTGGTGAAGACTCACGACCACAAGTATTTAAGTTCAATTCAACTGATACTGCTGCTTATACAGCAAACATCGCTGGACTTACTGCAGCTATCGCTGCAGGAACGGGAATAGTTGAAACATCAGGTGGTTTATCTGGCGGACAAGTGTTCGTTAATATCACAACAGGTCTTACAACTTATGCTGAACCAGTAGGTGATAAAGAAAATATGTTAGAATTCTTAGGATTCTCTCGTGTAGATGGTCTTCCAATGTACAAAGCATGGAGACAAGCTAATTCAACTACTGCCCCAGGTGGTGGTGGTGCTGGTGGTAATGGTTACCCTTATGTATATAACCAATTACAGAATACGTTCGGACCAACTCCGTCAATGAATGCTCAGTTGAGCGCTGGTGTATTTAGTGGAGGTGTAACTTATTCGCGTGATTCTGTTGGTATCGAATTGGTATCAGCTCTTGAAGATCACCTACCAGGGTTTTCTGCAAACTGGAACTCATCAAATTCGTCAGGTGATTACCCAATGGATAGAGATATGGATGATAAAAGATACTCAGGTGTTATTGGTCCAAAAATTTCGTCAAAATCTGTAAAAGTAGGTACTATTGAAGTATCAACTGCTCTTAGAAGAACAGAGATTGAAGATATTAAGGCTAACACAGGAATGGATATCGTTCAAAAAATGGAATCAATCTTGGTTAATGAATTATCTCAGGTAATTTCTAAACAAATTGTTTCAAGAATCTTTGAGTTAGGAGATGCTAACAGAGCTTCTGCACCACTTGGTGGAGTTGGTACTATTGTTGGACAAACTATTTTCGACCTTGACACTGCATATGCAGCAGCAGGTATCGTTGGTGGTGAAACAACTCACGCAGTTCAAAGAAAACTGATCACTAAAATGCTTCACGCATCAAATTACCTTGCTACCGAAGGTCGTGTTGGTCCTGCACAGTTTGCAGTAACTAATGGAGGTTTGGCCGCATCACTTATGGATGTAGTTGGTTATACTGTTAATCCAGTAAAATCTAAGTTGAATGGTCAGGGTCAATTGTACCCAGTAGGTCAAATTGGAGAAATTCAAATTTATGTTGACCCGTACATGAAGTACAATGATAACAGAATCGTTATTGGAAGAAAGAATAACCCAGATCAACCAGGTTTGATTTTTGTACCATATCTTATGGCACAGTCAATCTCTGTAATCTCTGAGGCAACCTTTGCTCCAAGAATGTTACTTAGATCTCGTTACGCAATCGCAGACGTTGGGTTCTTCCCAGAGAAGCAGTATATGACTATCCGAGTTAAAGATACAGCAGTTCTTTTGAACTAATAATTCTTTTACTAATAGAGTTAAAAAAGAAAAACCTCCCCACTTATGGGGAGGTTTTTTCTTTTTAAACCAGTCACTCTTACATTTATTTATATGACGTATCGTAAAACACACTCATCACAACGGTTGGGTTTGTATTCACGATTTCACAACATCACACACACCATAATATATAAGAGGCGAATGTTGCCTCAATATATAATTTATGTTTGTTAAGAAAAGATTAGATATCATTACTGAAATATTGGATGGTAGTCCATCGAGAATGAGGGTGTGTTATTTTAAAAAGAACCATTTAAATATATTGGAACAAATAGAATCTTTTTGTTCCAATATAGATGTATCTTTTAAGCAAATGATATGGCATTGGGTTAATGATTCATCATCATATTATAAGTGTGTGTGTGGTGGGTTTACAACTTTCAACAGGAACTGGTTGGATGGATATAGGGAAAATTGTTCACCTAAATGTGCCCAGGGAAAAAAGACCACGAAGGAGAAGAGGAAAAAGACCACAATTGAAAAATATGGTGTTGATAATATTGCTAAATTGTATAAAACTAAGAAAAAGCAAGCTATTACAAACCTCGAAAGATATGGATCAACTTCCTCTTTTCAGAACGAGGCTGTTCGTTTAAAATATAGAAAAACTTGTTTGTATAGGTATGGTGTTGATCACTATTTCAAAACTGACGAATTTAAGGAAATCTCTAAGATTAGTAATTATGAGAAATATGGTGTATCACACTTTGTACAGAGTGATGAATATATAAAAAGGTCAGTTTATAGTAATAATGAGAAGTATGGTCGGGATTGGTTTACACAAACGGAGGAGTATCTTATAAAAACCAGAAATACTAATAATGAAAAGTATGGATTTGATTCCTATGTTAATACGTCCGAATATAAGTCCTTGTTGAAAAAGACTAATTTAGAGAAATATGGATCGGAATGGTATTTCCAATCCGATGAGTTTCGTAAATCCATTGAGGGTATAATGGTAGAAAAATATGGTGATGGGCATTATTCAAAGACACAAGAATATAAAGACCGTGTTAAGAAGACCAATGTAGAGAGGTATGGGTCCGAGTGGTATTTTCAATCTGATGGGTTTCGTGATTCGATTGAGGATATAATGGTTGAGAAGTATGGATCATCTCATTATTCAAAAACAAAGGAGTATAAGAATTTGTTAAATAGTGATGTGTATGTTGAGAGGCGTTTATCACAGAGGGTTGGTCATTATAAAGAAATGGGATTTTCATTTATATCATCATCAGAAACACCAGGATTTGTTGATTTATATAGTGATGTTTGTGGTCATACTTTCTCCATACACCCAACAACACTAAAGCGTAGAATCGATGTTGGTTTGTGTGGGTGTGTTGTGTGTAACCCTTTGAATAATGGTTCGGGTCAAGAAAAACGAATCGGTGAGTGGTTAGATACATTGGATATTGTTTATATTTCGAACGATAAGTCTATTATTCAGAATATGGAATTGGATATTTATATACCAAGTTTGAATTTAGCTATTGAATATAATGGACTTTATTGGCATTCTGATATTTATAAACATGTGAATTATCATCTAGAGAAAACTCAGAAATGTAATGATGTTGGGATTCATTTATTACATATTTGGGAGGATGATTGGTTATATAAGGAGAATATAGTTAAATCTATATTAATGAATTTTATGGGTTTGTCTAGTAATGTATTATATGCTAGAAAATGTACCATTTCGGAAGTGGTTGATAAGAAAATGGTTAATTTATTTTTCAATGAAAATCATATACAGGGTAAAACGAATTATAAAACCTCTATTGGATTATTTTATGGTGATGAGATGGTTTCCTGTATGTTGTTTCATAGTCCGAGGGGTGAACATGAACTCGTTAGGTTTTGTAATAAGAAATTTACATCTGTTGTTGGTGGAGCATCTCGACTATTTAAATATTATATAAATAATTTTGATATCAATCATATATCATCATTTGCGGATATATCCATATTTAGTGGTGATTTGTATACCAAATTAAATTTTGAACTATCACATAGAACTAAACCAAATTATTGGTGGGTGGTTGATGGTATACGTAAACATAGGTTTACTTATAATAAGAAGAAGTTGATTAAAGAGGGATTTGATCCATTGAAAACCGAGGTTGGAATTATGCACGGTCGTGGATATTATCGAGTATATGGGTGTGGTTTGGATAAATATATATGGAATCATAAATGATACTGTTTAATTTATATATAGTATATGCGTTACCTAATGAGTTTCAACGAATCAAAGCAATTTCCCAATTTTAAGGATATTGATATTGATGAATATAAAATACGTATAGGGTTGGATGTTAAATCGAGTAATCACCTTGTTCGTGTATTGGCAGACGAAGATGATATTTGTGTATCAATCGATGATAAACGAGGACATATAGCTTTAATACGTATAAGAGAGAAATTACCAACACAGGAATTGATTAAAAAAGTAGCTTCTAGATTGATTAAACTATATGGTATTGAATTACCACAGAAAGCAGTATGGTCAAAGGCCAAGTTTGTTGGTGATAATATAAATTCAAATGATAAGGTTATTTACCTGAAGGTGAATGAGACTGTATCGGTTGATAATAAAATTGATTTTATTGATAATGGTTACGATCCAGCCGATGTTAGGTATACTTTCTTACGTCTTGTGCAGGAGACATATCCACATGGACACGAAGATGGGTTGAATAAATTCTTACCGAATGTTGAAACAGATGAATTTGGTAATCGATATAAAATCATCGGTGAATCGAAAACAATGTTTACATCACACCTGGACACACAGAGTGAGGAAAAGAGTGAAATATCTCTATTCACAAGACAGGACGGTGACTCTGAAATAATACACACCGATGGTAATACTATACTTGGTGCGGATGATAAAGCTGGTGTTGCTCTTATGATTCATATGATGTATAAAGAAGTGCCTGGGATATATTACTATTTCATTGGTGAGGAACGTGGTGGGATAGGTTCTGGTGACCTCTCTGAGTCATTTGATAAGATACCACATTTAAAGGGTATAGAACGTTGTATATCATTCGATAGAAGGGATAATAACTCAATAATAACTATTCAGAACGAAGAACCTTGTTGTTCTGATGAATTTGCTACTTCACTATGTGAAATGATGAATTCACAAGGTCTTGAAATGGAACTGGATCCAACTGGTGTAGCCACTGATTCGGCCTATTTGATGAGTAATATACCCGAATGTACTAATATATCTATCGGATATATGAATGAACATACCGGTGAGGAGTATCAGGACATGACATATTTGAAGAAATTATCAGAGGTTGTTGTGAATATTGAATGGGAATCGTTACCTTTGGTTAGAACAATCGAAGAAAAATGACATTACAAGACTTATTAAAAGAATGTGGGTTTAAAGTAAATGATATAAAATCACGTATTATAAATGGAACCATCGAAGTTGATGGAGTGTCTGTTACTGATTTAAAATTAGAACTCGGTGATATATCAGAGGTTATAACAGAGGGATTTTTCTTTTCTAAATTGGTTGAGTTTGGACTAACCGATAAGGCCAAATCACAATTGTCTTTTTTTGGTCTATGTGGGTTAATGGGCGGTGAGTTTAATTTTGAAAACGATTTAATTAAGTTCTTATCTGATTGGAAGATGATATCCACTTCCGATTACAAGGCAATCTTCGTAAAGGTGGGTAATCCATCAATAGATGGTGTGTTATTTCATATGGAGGGCCATAATTCAGTTTTTAGAAAAGTTATTATCAAAAAGATGGTTACTGTTAGTATCGATAAAATTCAATCCGATTTGGATAAGGTTAATAAACAATTGGGTAATCCAGGATTTGTTGATAAGGCTCCTAAGTTTAAAGTTGATGAAGCAAAGGTTAGAAAGAATGTATTGGAAAGAAAATTGAAAGAATTTAATGAAAACGATTTGTTGTGATATAACTAAACTAGTTTAGTTGCTTGTGCATAGATACATCTCATACACACATCATAATTTGAATATCCTAACTTCTTAGTTGGGTTATCTTTAATAATCAAATCCATTTTAAGAGATTTACCAAGAGTTTTGGCGGCAAAGTATCTGTGGTGTCCGTCTTCTAAGAAAAACCCTGTACCATACTCATTCTTTTCATAGGATACATCGATAGGCTCTGTTAAATCAATTGTGAGAGAGAATTCCTTCTCGGTCAATCCCTTGTGTTCAATTTCATGTTTAACGTTCTCCAAATCAGTATGCCATTTTATTTTCAATTCACCTGGTGTGATAGTATCTAGTTCTTCATTGAAACCGTATGCTAATTTATCAAACATATTGGTGGGTAATCCACCACCACGTAAAAATTCCTCATCAGAATCAAACTTCTTAACAAAGTTTATTACCTCATCTGTTAAATCGATATTAATACATTCGTGTGATATCTTATGATATCTGTCTGTGAATTGTTCGAATACTTTCAGATGTTTCATAAGTTATTTATCTGTTTTTGGACAATCGGTATTAGGTCTATGTTATCTGTGTCCATAAGGTAGTCAAATATAGAATTAACAAAGTCTTTATCCTTTATCTTTTCATCATCTAACATCTCAATGAAATCACCCTCTGGTAATACGTGATATAACCTACCATTTACTTTATTCGATAGAAAACTTTTGAACTTGGTTAATCCTTTATCATGTCCAATGAATTTACCACTCTTTGGATTTTTATCTGTCCCACACCAACTACGTACTTTGAGTTCTTGTTCGTGTGTCATTCCTTCCACACGTATTTTATATAGTGGTCGGCTTATGAGTTCCATTTCCCAGTAGTGTGTGATATCTGTTCTTTGTTTATCAACCTTTAATATCATTTTCTTTTCCCAGAAATATTCACCTTCTTTCTCATCATAATCCTTGTCATGGTGTTCGTATGTTATGTAATTATCATCTTCATCGATTTTCTTCTTGTTTTTAAACCATCTAGCAAAAAATTCATCGAGTGGTATACCAAGTTCTCTCTCAACCCATTCTTCATTACTTTCGGTGATAAATTCATTATATCTCTGGATTTTCTTCATTTTCTATATATAAAATCCACATAAACTTTTTAATACATTTTTACTATAATATATAGTTTAACATGGGTCCGTATGGCATTTGACTTATAAGGAGATTCGTTAACACGCAAGTATCGGTTTGATTAATACCGATTTATCAAAAATCTATCAAAACTGTAAACGGAAACGTTACAAACGAAGTAGGTACTAGTGAAGATTTAGTAGCTGTCCTACAAAACAATATGCTCACGGTAAGAGAGCTGGAAGTAGCGTAAGTTAATTCTGAATTCGACCACTGAAATACAACAGTTAAAAATAGTGTTAGTTTTTGTTGGAGTTCTTTAAACACAAAGAAACCTACTATTTTGTTGAGTCAAGAAAAATTCAACTAAACTTGTGAATGAGTGATATCGTTCAATTATGAAGACGAGGGTTCGAGTCCCTCCGGATCCACATCAAATGGAAATCAGATAATATCTGGTTTCCATTTTTTTTTGTTACTTTTATAAATTAAACATTTGTATAAAATTACAGTATAAGGCTTATGGAAGAAACTACATTTAATATTACAGACATTAAGAAAGAATTGATTAAGAGTCGTACAGTTGCTCATTTCAGTCATTATATTTCAGGAAACCTTTATTACACGGTTGAATTGGAATCTGGTAAATATCAGTTCCCGATATCTACTATTGAGGAAGGAGAAACCTACAATACTAGTGATGAGGGGTTATCTATGTATGAAGTAGAGACAATAAAATTATCTTCTGATCTCGGTACTACAGAATTTAGTGCTGATGAGAAAGCATCATATCTCAATCGTTGGATTCAAAAGGCGATTAAAAAAGATGTGTTTATCAGAGTAGTATGATAGATTGGTTTAAAGGACGTTGGTTCTTCCTCTCAAATTTTTACCCATGTGATATAAAGCACAAAGGTATAATATATCCAAGTACGGAACATTATTATGTTGCTCAAAAATTCAAGGGTATGCAATTTTATAACGGACATTATTTCACCGAGCCAGATTTTAAGGAATTGTTGTGTAAGGTAAAAAAAGCTTCTGATGTCAAGAAGATGGGTCGAACATTGAAGAACCGATCAGACTGGGATTCTATTAAGTATGATGTTATGGAATGGGGTGTTCGATATAAATTTTCCGAAAATGATAATCTTAAAAAGATGATACTATCTACTGGTGATGAGAACTTAGTGGAATTCAACTTTTGGCACGATAATTACTGGGGTAGTTGTACTTGTGTTAAGTGTGGTGATGAAGGTGTGAATAATTTAGGTAAATTACTTATGCAAATACGAGAAGAATTAAAGCCTATTAAACAACCATCATTCGAGGATAGAATGAATGAACAATTTTGGAAGAAAAAAAATGAATGAGTCACCATATATTATATTTGGTAAAGAAAGACGGACACTGAAGAAGAAGTCTAGTGAGCTTAAATACCATTTAAAAGATTTTTGGTACAAAATTCAGTTGGATAGAGATATGGGTTCTGGTATTAGTGATTGTGAATCACAGGAGATATATGACAGATTTGTTAAACGCAAAAGACGTATTGATTTTTTTCTGACTATTAAGAAAAATAAATGATTGCATTATAAATAACAAACGCTCTATTTTTCATCCACCTTCGTCTATTTTAATTCCCAATGTCTCAAGGTCTGATGCCCAATCTTCTTCATTATCATATTGTACGAAATCAAATTTAGATTCGCTTACTTGATTAATTCCAGTTGTCCCGTAAAATGGAGCAACATCTATAATCCAATAAATTATTTCCGTACCTTCCCTATTATCTATAATCATAATGTTATTTAATTTTTATACTCCACCTCCATCAGATATGGTCCATCCATAGGTACTGATTAAACTTGTTCTTGCTGCTTCTGCTGCTCCGCCTAAAGTATATTTAGACGTACCAAAGTGTGGTGAGTTTGCTGTACTTGGTGATTGTGCTGCCCAACTAATAAGAGTAGCATCATAATTAGCCGTTGACATTTCACCACCATTTAAGAAGTTATTCATAATAGTAAAACTACTTATATTCCAACCGCTAAGGTCTCTATCCATTGATGAATTCTGAAACATCTTATT